CCAAAGGGGAACTGGCCAGATGTGGTGGCGGCCGAACTGTTGGCCGTGATTACGGACCCGGGGCTAAAGTGCCTGGCAATCTCGTTCATACTCCTCGTCCTTTCGCTCGGTATGCATGCTTCTCTATGACCTTGGCCCGCAGATCGCTCGTCTTGGCCGAGGGGTTCTTACGCTTCTCTTTGCGGACGGCGTCCTGGATAATCGACTCCGCCAATACGGTGCGCTGCGGCGGGGCAGGGCCGGGGTCGTAGTTGACACTGCCCGAGACGGCCATGCGGCGGGCCTTGGCCACCTTCAGCACATCGTCGTTGCTGCTGACCCAGGCGGCCGGATCACGCCAACCACGCTTGTCGGCAATGCCTGCGCAGTAATACTTGCCCGAGGGATTGATCCCGGCCTGCTTGGCCTCGCGGATCATGTACTTGGCCTGGAGCTTGGGCAGGCTGTCGAACTGCTCGTTGTTCTGTCGGCCTTCCAGGAATGCCCGCTCTGTGCCTTTGGTGCCGGGAGGGCACTGGAGGGCGCACATCTCCGCCCAGCGCTCGCCATAGGGCAGTGCGGCTTCGTAGGTGGCGACGGCGTCTCGGCCGCGGTCAAGCACTGATTGCGGGATCATATAGGACTATTGGGCTGGAGGGGCTTCGGGCGGTGCTTCTGGGCCTGGAGGTGGCCCCTGTGGCGGGCCCGGGGGCGGAGGCGGAGGCGGCGGGACCAAGAACTCCGCAACGTCCATCTGGTTGACCTTGCCCCAGGTGGTGAGCATGGCGTTGAAGATTTCCGGCCTGCCAGACTGCATCAGCCCCTGCGCTACGGGGGCGATGATCTGCATGAAGTTGTTCAGGTTCTCGGTCTTGGTGGCGATGTTCGGCTTGCGGGCCGAGCCGGCCTCCACGCGGTACGAATACTCGCGGACGATGTTGTCGGGGGCTTCGTTCTGAACGTGCATGCCCCAGGCTTGCGCCGCCAACGGACCAAGGAGCGGTTCGACATCCTGCGGATAGATCAGCCAGCGGGCCATGAGGGCCTCTTTGCGGGCGACCTCCGACAGACGGTCCTCCAACGTGTTTGCGTAATCGTCGGGCCGCACCGAAATCTGCTCGCTCTTCACGGCGGCCTCTGCCGCACTTCTGAAGGACGAGCGGGTCATGCCGTAAATGAGCTCGGTCAACCCGACGCGGCGGTCGAACAGTTCCGTGACGGCCTGGATGATGTTGTACATGTCCTGTGTGACCCCAGGCATTTGGAAGACCGAGATCACATCGTTCACCGACCGGCCCACGGCTTCGGAGATTTCAACGATGTTAAAGCCGCCTTCGCTCTTCTCCAGGATCTTCGATTTGATGTCGGGGTCCGCGGCCTTCGCCACACCGATGAGCGTCTGTGAGGAAGTGGCGATCCGGGTCGCCAAGAAGGACATCGCCCAGTTGATGAAGCGAAGCTCTCCGATGCCAGGTTTGATCAGGCTGATCGGCCATGAGTAGCCGGGCTGACGATGCCAATCCAGGAGCGTGAACGGCCAGCCATTCGGCTCGGCCCAGAACGGGATCGGCCACTGGCATGACATGAACATGGACTGCGGGACACCCGACTCGTCCACCTCTTCCTGCAACATGGCCGGCGGAGCGTTCAGCGGGAAATCCACGCCCTCGGCAACGACGATGTAGCAGTTCGGCCCAAGCGCGTCGAACTTGCCACGCAGGTCTTTCTCGGCGTCCTTTAGGCGATCCCCGAAGCCGGTCTTGGAGTAAATCTCCCAGTAGCAGATGAGGTCGTTGGTCTTGCCCGTACGCTTCTTGTGTTCGTAGCCGCGGTCGCCCTGGTCGGCGCGGGACGAGTAGGATTCGATGTGACCCTTCAGATCCTCTCGGGACAGGCCGAACTTGGCGGACACCTCATCGATGGGCTGCACACGCTTGCGGGCCACCCAGCGGATGTCTTCAAACTCGTCGGCGTCCGGATCCCAGACAAGGTTGTCGATGGAGTCGTAGAAAGAGCCAGCAAGACGCACGGCGGAGCCAGGAGGCTGGTACAGCTCATGCCACCACACGCCCGCGCCCTTGATGAACGCCTCATCGACCACCTTGCGGGTGTGCCGCTTGAGGTCCAGTTCGTTCGGGGTGTAGTTCAGGTAGTCTTCCAGCAACTTGGCAATGAGCTTGCGCCGCTCGTACAGGAAGCCCTGCTGCTCCACGGCCTGCTGGTAAGCCATCACCATCGGGTCCGGCATCATCACCGGCTGGCCGTCAGGCCCAATGATCGGCTGGCCGTCAGGCCCCATCTGCGGCACGGGCGGCTGCGGTTGCACGCCCAGGAGCGCCGGCCCGATGACCGGGTACTCCTTGGCGGAGACGGTGCGTTGGGGATTCCGGTGGTGGATGACCGAGCCGAAGAGCGTTACGGCCTCAAAGACACGGTTCACCACCATCCGGAACGGCGGCGGGTCAATGCCCTTGTTGTAGCCCCGCTCGCCACGCGCATGCTCGTTGGCCCACATGGCGTTCGGGTCGGACGAGTAGAAGCCCATGGCCTCCTTGGCATCGTCCGAAAAGACCTTCTTGTGGGCGATTCCCTGCTTCACGCAGTCAAGCCAGCGCTTCGCTATCGGGCGCAGGGGATTTTCGTCGGGCATGGCGTCTCCTACTGACTAATGCCCTCACTTGGCCTTTTTGGGCTCCAGGGCCTCCAGCTTCTTCTCCAATAGGGCCACCCGCTCGGAAAGCAGGGCAATCCGCGGATCCTTAGCCCGATGCTCCCAGAAGCCGTATTTCTTCCATTCCGGGAACTCGTTGACCCCCTCGTCCGTGACATGGTGGACCGAGGGCTTGATGGTCACCCCAGCCTCCCCAGACATGGCGTACAGGGTCACCGTCCTGGCCGCCGCCTTGCAGACGATGGCCGGCACCTGGGGGGCGCCTTCATGGGCCTGGAACAGGACGATCTCACCAACTTCCGCCTTCGGCATCTCATAACTCATCGCTTAATACTCCCACTGGGGGCTAGGAAAATGCACGGGTCTTCGGACTTCCGTTGTCGCTTCAATCGATTGGCATGCCACTTCACCCACCACGGCTCGGGTCCAACCTGGGTTGGCGGCCGGTGGTACTTGGGTTCGTAGGCACAGAGGTACTCTGCGGTCTGGCAGGCATGGACCTCGCCCCGCGTCTGCGGCTCGTCGGTCACGTAGACCTGGCCGTTGACGGTGGTGGTCTTCTTGCGATACCGCTTCAGTTCGCGGACGAGGTTCGGGCAGCCACCCTCCAGGATTTTGAACTTGGTGGTCCCGTCGCCGCGGATGTGCATGTACTGCCGCACCATGGCCGTGCGGGCCGGGATGTCATCGGATCCCGGGAGGAACTGGTGTGCCGTGAGGGCGAAGCGGAAGTTACGCTTTTTCAGTTCCTCGGAGTACATCTCATGGGGCAGGCGGCCCGAACCCAAGTCCCGGAGGGCACCGCCGTGCATGTCCATGATGGCGGCATAGATGTACTGGTTCTGGGCCTTGGCAAAGAACTGCTCGCCCCAGATCAGGGCGTTGCAGTTTCGGATGTACAGCTCGTCGTAGAAGAGGATGAACTTCTCGTCCGGCGGGACGGCGGCAAACAGCGTGGCCATCACGGCATGGCCGGGGTCAATCGCCACGTACCGCGTCCAGTCCGCTGGGATCTGGCCTTCCGGGAGTTCCGAGCGGCCCATCATGTGGACCGACGCATTAAACGTCGGGTACATCAGCGTGGAGCCGGTGGTGAACTCACCCTCGGCTCGCATCTTCAGTTCGTCCTGGCCGAGCGCCGCCCACCGCTCCAGGTTCTTCTTCTTCTCTTCCTGGTCGATGTGGTCGTTGTCCAGGAACCGGAGGACGAACTTCTTGATGATCGGGTCTTGGACGCCATCTTCCTCTGCCCTGTCGGCTCGCTCGCACAGGCCCAGCAAGGCGTCATTCTTGGACCACGGCATGGCCGACCACACAAAGCGGCCCTTGCGATCCGAAAGGCGAGCCTGCATTTCGCCCACCCACCGCTCGTTGTTGATGTCCTCATCGATATGGACGAGGTCTGCCTGGAAGCCCTGGGGAGGCTCGCCTTCGGATGAGAAGCAGTAGATCGTCCAGCCGTTGGTCAAGTCCGCCTTGTTGAGATAGCCGGCGTTCTTCTGCGTCCACGCCATGTCTTTGATCATCCGTGGCGGGATCAAAGGAGGCGCCGGCTTGGACTCGTCCTTGCGGTGGCCGTCGTTCGCAGGATTGAAGGCCCTCCAGGCTCCGGTCACTTCGTCCCGGATGATCCGAAACGCACCGGCTTTGAACAGCATGGGATAGACCACCATGCCGATGTGCTGCCAGTTCTTGCCGATGATTACCAAGTTCCCGTTTTCTTTTGGGTACTTGGCGTGCGGATCCTGGCCTGTCGCCGCGCGCGCATCTTCAATGAACGTGCATGCACTTTTGCCGCTACGGTTGCCGCCGATGACCAGACGCTCGCTCGCTCGGCAGGCATGAAACGCCTCCTGCTTCGGCATCGGAACCCACAGACGCAGGGCCTCCAGACGGCGCTCGGTGAGCGCGGCCTGAACGTCCTTCATCTGCGTCAGGGCGTGCTGCGTGAGCCCGCCTATCGGCCC